AATATACGACTAAAAAATGGGAATTTTCGATAGATTCAAACAACCAAAGACCGAAATTTTAGAGGGCTATCAAAGCTTTTCAACCCCTTTCGGTAAAATAGGTGGCGGTAACTTAACTTTACCTTACGTAAACGGACGCTACCAAGTGGCGGGCTATGTGCCATTTGGACAAGACAACCTTTTTCCGGAAACTTTAAACCAACTTTACTATATGTCGCCACTTCACGGGGCTATTGTAGACTTTAAAGTTAACGCGGCAATAGGTGCGGGCTACGAACTAAAAACGGACAAGCTTACACCAGACGAAAAACTAGCTTTGTATACTTTTGAAAAGAAAATGAAGCTTTCAAAGTCGGTTAAAGCTATTACCAAACAACTAGTAATGCACCACCGTGTGTATTTTAAGTTGTACTTTGACGAAAAAGGAAAGGTTAAAACAATCGAAAACGTAAGCCCCGAAAAAGTACGGATCAATAACAAAAAGAACTGCTACTATTTGTGCGACGACTGGTCGTCAAGAATAGACGTTGAACCGGTTACACCTTACCACCCACTTAATTCGGACAAGTGCCAGCTATGGGCCTACGAATTACCGTCAATTGGACAAGACTACTACCCATTGCCGCAATATTCTAGCGCTTTAAACTTTGCTTTCCTATCCGGGGAACTTTCATACTTTGCAAAGTCGAACATTCAGAACTCTATTTTTCCGTCTTTTGCTATGCTTTTCCCTAAACGCCCACAAAGCGAAGAAGAAAAGAAGGTACTACGCGACACAATCGACCGTATGAAAGGCGCGGCCAACGCGGGTAAAGGTGTGGCCTTCTTTGCTAATAGCCAAGACCAATTACCAAAAATCGAAAGCATACCAACAAACCAAAACGACAAACTGTTTCAAGAGGCTAGCGCGTTAAATACAGAACAAATTTGTTTTTCCCATACAATCGACCCAATATTAATGGGTGTTCGTACTACGGGATCGCTGGGTGGTGGTGCTGACATTAAACAAGCCTACGTTATCTTTGAAAAAAACGTGGTTATTCCTTTACGTGAACAAGTTACCGAAATTTTCCAAGAACTATTAAACGTTTGCCGTTTGACTGCTACGTTTTCTATTAAGAATTTCCAGATTATAAACGAAACTATTGTAGAACGCGACGAAAAAATACTAAAAGTCGTGGATAGTTTAAATAGTTTAGAAGCTAGTGTAGCGCAAAAAGTTCTTGAACAAATGACACCTAACGAACTACGCGCTTTGGCTAGTTTACCACCTTTAGAAATTCCCGCGCAATGATTTACTTTATAACAGAAAACTATCTAAAGACGAACACGCCAATAACGGCGAACGTAGACGTTACAGACGTAACACCGTACATTAAAACGCAATCGGATTTAAGGGTACAACCTATTCTTGGGTCCGTGTTTTACAACCACCTACTAGACGCCTACAATAACCAAACGTTGACACCAGACGAAGAAGACCTAGTAACGTTTATACAACCCGTTGTAGCGTGGCGTTCGGCTGAGGATGCAGTTTTCGGACTATCTTACCAACTTAAAAACAAAGGTCTACAAACACAAAGCGGCGACTATTCAAATAGCGTTAGCCGTGCCGAGGTTGCCTTTTCAATGGAACACTACGCACAAAAAGCTAGTTTCTTTGAGATGCGTTTGTCTAAATGGTTGCTAGCTAATAAAAATTTGTTTCCCGAATTTACTAGTTTACAAAACCGGGACACGGATTTACGCCCACAAATTGACGCGTGTAATTGTGTAGGTACTTGTTACGGACGTTGTGGCCAACGTTACGACGACAACGGTTATAACAATTCTATAATGGTTTTCTAATGACAACTAAAACCCAAATATTAGCCTTTGCACTTTTTGCCGTTTTGGCGCCCGTTAAACCGCTTGTTTTTATTGCTATCCTAGCTATTATTTTAGATACCGCCTTTGGTATTTGGCGTAGCGTAAAGAAAAACGGATGGACCTCTATTCGTTCTAGACGTTTGAGCCACACAATTAGCAAAAGCCTTTTGTATTCCGGTGCTATTGTGTTTATATTCTTACTTGAAAAGTACGTAGTAGCCGACATACTAGGGCAATTTGTTGCGGTGGATCTAGTGTTAACAAAAATGTTTACTTTCTTTTGCGTAGTTACCGAAATCAAAAGCATAAACGAAAGCTACTTTTCAGTTACTGGTGTTAATGTTTGGGATAAGTTTATAAAATTTGTAAAGCGTAGCAAAGAGCAACTAGAGGAACTTAAATAAAGTCCAGTTTATAGCGCAAAAAACTTGACATTTGTACCTTAAAAACAAGTTATGAAACTAGACATTTCTAAAATTAAACAAGTACGTTTAAAAGAAACGCAATTTTTTGCCGAGGAAAGTAACAAAACACAAATCTACTTGCACCATACAGCGGGTGGTGGCAATGCCGAGGCGGTTAGTAGGTATTGGAACGGAAACACGGAGAGAATAGCTACGGCTTTTATCATAGGACAAAACGGTTTAATAGTACAATGCTTTTCGTCTAAGCACTGGGCATGGCATTTAGGTGTAGGTCAAAAGGAATTTAAAGCGCAAGGTGTACCGTACAAAAACTTAAATAAAACTTCGGTAGGTATAGAGGTTTGCAACTGGGGTTACTTAAAAGAAAAAGACGGTAAATTTTACAACTATGTAGGTGGCCGCGTTATGGATTCTATGGTAACAACTTTAGACACACCATACAAAGGGTACAAGCACTGGTTTAAATACACCGACGAACAAATAGAAAGCACTCGCCAGTTAGTTATTTACCTTTGCGAAACTTACGACATACCAAAAGAATACCGTTCGGAAATATTTGGACTTGACAAAGAAGCCTTTAAAAACACGAAAGGAATATACACCCATAATTCAGTACGTAAAGATAAAAGCGACATTTACCCTTGTCCAAGAATGATTGAAATGCTTAAAAACCTTTAATCTATGAGAAGTTTGCTACTTATTTTGTCGCTAATATCTACTATACTTGCGACATCTTGCTCGGTAAATTACCACGTACGCAAAGCAATCAAGAAGGGTTACCGTTGTGAGGAAGTTGCAGACACTTTTGTGATAAATTCAATAGATTCAATTCCGTACGTTTTAAGAGACTCAATTATGTGGGAAAGGGTATTAGTCCAAAAAGATACGATAGTTCGTTACAAGCGTTCCTACGTACCTAAAACTAGATTGCAGACACGTATTGAATATAAGTTAAAACGCGACACCTTAAGAATGATTGAAAAAGTTGAGGTAGTTAAATGGAAAACAGAACGTAATAAGAAAAAAAAAGCTAACCTTTGGCTTTTTATAATAGGTTTCGGTGCTGGTTTCCTTACAAATTGGCTACTTAAGTTTTCTAAATTTTTCTTATGAATGTAAAAAAACACGCAAAGAACATACACGAATTAAACCTAATCGGTAAAAAGGTAAAGATAGCCATGCTATCGGATATTCACTGGGACAACCCAAAGTGCGACTGGAACCAACTAAAAAAAGACCTAGATTATTGCAAAGAAAACGACATACCGGTAATGATTAACGGGGATATGTTTTGTTTGATGCAAGGTAAAGGCGATCGGCGCGGTAATAAGTCCGACATACGACCCGAACATAACAATGCAAAGTATTTAGATAGTATAGTAGAAACCGCCGTTGAATGGTTTTTACCGTATGCTCATATTTTGACGGTAATAGGTTACGGCAACCACGAAACGGCTATAATCAAATGGCAAGAAACCGACATTTTGCAACGCTTTGTGGACCTACTTAATTATAAAGCTGGTTCAAGCGTGTATACTGGTGGCTATGGTGGTTGGTTAGTTGTTCGTCAACATATTAGCGAGAATATAAACACCTCGTTTAAAATCAAATACTTTCACGGTTCCGGTGGTGGTGGTGTAGTTACAAAAGGCGCCTTGAATTTAACTAGGGCTTTGGAAATGTACGAAGACTTCGACGTATTTACAATGGGACACATACACGAAAACGCCTCACGTAACGACGTGCGCGACACTACAAGCTATAATGCCAAACAAGGTTACCGCCAAGAACACAAACAAATACATTTAATGTTAACCGGGACGTATAAAGAAGAATACGGCGACGGCTCAAAAGGCTGGCACGTAGAACGAGGCGCACCAGTTAAGCCAACGGGCGGCCGTATATTGATATTCGAAAGTGATCGTATAGAAAAAGACGGACAAAGAAAAGTTTATAAAAACATAGATAGTACAAAATTTCCACTTTAAATAGTTAACTTTACACGTTTCATAGTTGTTAAGGCCATCCGTTCGGGTGGCTTTTTTTGTTTTCCTATAAATTTTCTAAAAATAATTTGCGTCTATAACCCCCGTAAATACTAGCATACTAAAAATAATGTTAAAAAAATGCAACTTTTTTTTGTTAATAACGAATAAGTGTATATATTTGCATATACAAAAACACTAACGACATGAAAACGCAACTAATTATCGAAACAGAAAACAAGCTTTGGAACGACTACGTAACAAAACGCGACGCGCTAGGGTACGGACATAAAGACACCCGCCTAGCTTTTGCCCTTTACAATGAAATGTTAAAACACTTAATTGAAGCAATATGAAAACAATTAAATTCTTATTCTCAGACCTAAACACGGACGAACGCCAGATATTAGGTTGTGGCATTGTAGCTTTATTTGGCTTTGCGCTACTTATTTGGCTCATGTCAACAAACACCCCGCCACGTTTACACCATGCGACTACGGATCCGCAAACGTTTAAAACACGTAGCTACGAATTGAAAGGTATATACAAACAATACGCACAAGGCGTTTATAATAGAAGCAATGAACAGTAGAATATGGATTGACCCGCAAGGCGGTTTTAATTACGGCGGCGGAATGCACGCCTTAATATTTAGCGCATATAGCGACGAACTACTAGCCGAAGTTTATGTAGAATTAAGCTATAATAGAGTTCAAGACACCGAAGAATTAACATACCAAATAACAAAAATTTATGAAAACACCAAAGAAACTGAAAGCCAGCTATACGAAGAACTTAACCAATACGGTAACGACTTGTTACAGTCCGACATGTGCGAATGGTACGAGGACCACGGCCACGCTGAATGGGGCATTTAACCGCTATCGAATATACCGCTTTTGGGGTAACTTTAACGAAAGCTTATACAACCGAATTTGTGAAATTAAAATGCAAGAGATATGAGCTGCCAACCATTAAAACCAATAAAAAAAGTTAAAAAGTATATGCCTACAAAATGCAATGAAAATAGATTAATAGAACCAGCTAAAAAATTCTTACTTGAATATATGAGCGACGGTGAAATAAAAACGCCTTCGGACTTTGACTGGGACATATTAGGAAAAATGGATTATGATTTTATGCTTACTGGTATACCGCAATGGAATTTAACGCCTTTTTTTGTAGCATTAGGACAACTTGTAGAAGAAGGAAAGGTAATACACAAAGAACTAAAAGACGGAACACAAACGTATAAAATAAATAAGCTATGACACCAAAAGAAAAAGCAGAAGAATTATTATTAAGATACTTGAAAGTAAAAACACATAAAATGTTTAATGGATGGTGGCATAAAATTACTGCAAAGCAATGTGCATTGATTGCAGTTGATGAGGCAATAGAATTTGAAAATCGAATTATAAAAGAAGTTCAATTTTTAAGTGACAAAGCGGGCCACGCTTTTAGATGCGAGGGGCTATATTGGGAACAAGTAAAAAACGAAATCGAAAAGCTATGAAATACCTACTAACTTACTACGTTGGAACTAAAGCCGTGCAAAGCTGGCGTTTCTACTCTAAAGCAATGGCCTACGCTGCAAAGTCGGAGCTACTATTTACGGAAAACTTTAACCTAGGCAAGTTTAAAATAACGGAAATATGAAAAATAGAATAGCATTAATACACGAACTTATAGAGGCATACGATTTAACAACCAAATGTAGGGATCGCGGATTGATTTACAAGCGCGCATACCTATACAATGAACTACGAACTAGTGGCTTTAGCCTTTCGCAAATAGGCGAGATATTCGGTAAGCACCACTCTACAATTATTCACGGCTTGCGAACGCATAAAGACCTTACGGGCTACGGCGACGAGGATTATAAACACGAAACATACCAGTTAAAAGAACAACTAGAGGGTAGTGTAATAATTTACCCAAATGAAACCAGACAAGTGCGCGACTTAAAAACGGACCTATTAGATGCTAGAACAATACGCGACTTTAAACGTATTCGTCGACGTGTTAAACTAGGTGTTTACGAAAAACTTTTAGCTGAAAGCAACCTTTTAGAAAAATAAACGTTATATTTGTACATGGTTCGCTCTCACACCATAGAACCCTAAGGTATTATTAACCCTTGTAATGAAGTAGATGTGAGAGCCTACGGATTTGCGAGGGTTTTTTTATTACTAAATTTGCAAAATGGCAAAAGACAAAAAGAGTTTTTTATTGTACGTTGACTTAATACATACAATTGAAAAGCTAACAGACGAACAAGCGGGCAAATTGTTTAAACACGTGCTTAAATACGTAAACGACAAGAACCCAGAAAGCGATCAATTTACCGAGGTTGTTTTTGAACCTATTAAACAAACGTTAAAGCGTGATTTAGAAAAATACGAAGGTATACGACAAAGAAATAGTGAAAACGCAAAGAAGCGATGGGATGCCAGTGCATGCGACCGCATACCAGAAATACCAACGCTTACCAAAAATGCCGATAGTGATAGTGTAAGTGATAGTGTTAATGATATTAATAAGAATATAGACTACCTAGCGTTGCTAGGCTTTGTAAATAAAACCTTTGGGCGTAAGTTTGAGGTAATTAACGACAAAACAAAACGTGCATACAAGGCTAGGTTAAAAGAGGGTTACACTAAAGAACAAATAATAGACGCAATATCGAATGCGGCCGCGAGCAAATACCATAAAGATAATAACTACCAGTATTGCACACCCGAATTTTTTAGTAGGGCTGAAACAATAGACAAGTATAGCGGCCTAACCATAAAGACGGAAAGCGATAGTATTTTAGCACACCTAAAAAAATAACCATGCTACTAAAACAAGGCGATTCATTGCAATACTTACTAGACGTAAGGGACGGAAAAATAAAACAAGGGCTAGGGCTAGACTGCTACCTAGATGAACACCTAAGGTTTAAGCCTAAACAGTTAACTATTATTTTGGGCCATGACAACGTAGGTAAAACATTTTGGATCAACTGGTATTTTTTAGCTTTGGCACTAAAACACGGACTAACATTTTGTATTTGGTCTGGGGAAAACCAAAAGGGCCAAATAATGCGCGACTTAATACAAATGTATAGAGGCAAACATTTTAGTAAATTAAGTCATTCACAAATCAGCGGCGACCTAGCGTATCTAGAACAATACTTTACTTTTGTGGACAACTCAAACCTATATAAACCCGAAGACGTTTTAGACTTATTTAAGCAAAGCGGGGCAAACGTTGGTCTTATAGACCCTTTTACTGGGTTAGATAGGCAAATGGGTTATGAAGGTAACTACGAATTTATGAATAAGGCCCGCCAATTTTGCAACCAAACGGGAATAACTATCTATATAAACACGCACCCAAACACGGAAAGCGGGCGCACGGGTAATTTGTACACGGACGGCGACCTAAAAGGCCACCTTAAAGCACCTTTAAAGGACCATATAGAGGGCGGGAAAGCTTTTTTAAATAGGTGCGACGACATGCTAGTAATACACCGACTAATTAAGCACCCGGAATTTAAGTACAAAACTTGGGTAGGAGTAGAAAAAATTAAGGATCAAGAAACGGGCGGCAAACATACCGAAATTGACAACCCCGTAGTTTGTGAATTTAACAATGGGCTAGGCTTTCAAATAAACGGCGTAGACCCTTTGAAACCATACAGACCAAAAGAAGTGCAAAAGAAAATTGAAAACGAATTAATGAACACCAGCGAAAAGCTTAGACGTTTGGCTAACGAAACACCTTTTTAAAATGGAACTAGGACTAGAAATAATAAAAACACGGGCTAACCTTTGGGCTATTCAGCAAAGAATAAAGACCGCACGCGAACAAATACTAAAAACAAGACCCGAAGCAACTGATTACATACAAGGCGCAGAGAAAAGCGAACAAGAATTGCTAGAGGCTATTTCGTTTTTTAGTAGACTACACGAACATGCGGTAAGTTTAAGCCGTGAAAACACCATACTAGCTAGCCGAAACATAGACCTACTAGAAAGGGTTAAAGAACTAGAAATGGAAATACAAACAAGTAATTTTTAAATATGAAAACACCACTACAACAACTCATCGAACAATTAGACGAAAAAATAGAACGAGTAAATAAATTTATTGAAACGCAAGACGAAGTAGGGGTATATATGTACACGGGTCTTTTAGCTGGCTTTTCAGAATCTAAAGTAATGGCAGAAAAATTACTTGAAAACGAAAAAGAAATAGAAATACAAACACAAAGCTTTTG